ATTGGTGGTTTTATATATTCAGTAATGAGTGTAGTTTTATCCCCTATTGGTGTTTTTACAACGAATGGTAATAATTACTCATTAATTCCATTAACAAAACCATTTGGCGAAGGTTTATCTGGATTTATGACAACAAAATATTTTTGTTCGGCAACTCTAAATATACCAATCGCGACTTTTGATACCTTCACTAATTACGTGAAATTTATGATATCAAAATACGGAAGTCAAACAGAGGTGTTTAAGTCATATGGTGTTGGTTTAACAAGCTCACTTGCAAAAAACGCTAGATATGGTAAGATATACACAAAGTTCTTTATGAATGACTACCCAACAAAGAATGATGTTTTATATGATAAATTATTACCACAGGATAAAAAATTTATTGAAAAAAAGATGAAAGAATCTTTTGTGGAATATGTTGATCAATCTGGAATTGTACCATCACCATCGGAGGTAGTAGTTATTAAAGAACCTCTTAAGAAATTTATATCGTATAATCAAACAACAGGATTATTAAATTATGTACAGTTCTTCTTCTTAGACTCAGAATCTCTTTGGAAGATAGGTACTGCAAATCTAGTAAGCGGTAAAGGTTCAGGTACCTGTACACAAGTTACTAACGTTGATTTGAGTAACTATAAAATACAAGGAAATAAACAATTAGTTATGGAGGCTGCGGATATTCAAACAGTAGTAAATTGTACAACCCCAGGACAGTATGAATTGAAATTTGAAATAACATCAATACCTGTATTAAGTGACGGATCTATTGATACTGAAAGAACGGAACAAAAACAAAATTTTACAATTACATTTAGTTTGTAATTTTTATCAACTTGAATATATTTATAATAAAATAATATTATGAGCGTAAAAATGATTTTAGATAACTATCTTGGTAAAAATACAAGAGTGTCAGAAAAAGATGCGGGTAATGGGTTTAAAGAAGTATGTGATTTAGATACAGGTGACTGTTACACAATCAGAATGAAAGACGGACTTATTGAAAGAGTTGACAATACTGTCAATATGAATAGAAAAGTACAAGTAGAAACCAAAACAGGTATTAAACAACTTTTAAATGGGTAAATTATGAAAATTGATAAAAAAATAATTGAAGAAATAAAAAGATATAACTCAATTAACAATTATATTTTTGAACAAGACGCGGCAGGAGCATTACCCCCACCGCCAGAAGATCTGGCAGCAGGAGCGTTACCCCCACCTCCTGGAGATGCAGCAGGAGCGTTACCTCCACCTCCTGGAGATGCGGCAGGAGCACCCGCACCACCTGCACCACCTGCAGAAGGCGAAACTCCAGCACCTGTGGATGTTGCGACAGACCCCGATGTAGAAGAAGTTGGTAAAGATGAAGAAGACAAAGAAGAATTGGAGATTACTGATTTGGTAGATTCACAAAAAAATATAGAACAAAAACAAGAAGAATATTTTAATCAACTATTTGGACAATTGGAGAGTTTAGAATCTAAACTTAAAGAAATGGATGGATTGATTGATGCTGTTAATTCACTTGAACAAAAATTTGAAAAATATCGCCCAAAAACACCTGAAGAAAAATTAGAATTAAGAAGTTTAGATTCAGGACCGTTTAAACAAAAATTGTCTGATTTTTTTGAAGACAAAATGGAAGAGATGGAAAAATCGGGCAAGAATGAATATGTTTTAACGACTGATGAAGTGGAAGATTTTTCACCTAAAGAAATTAAAACAACTTTTGATACTTTTGATGACGAAGATATGATGCCTTAATTTTGAGAGGGACACCAATGTCCTTCTCAAAATTTTTGAATACATATTGACTGCGACACTTTTTTATTATATACTTTCTATTGTAAACTTTTAATAACACAAATATATGGCGACAAACAATGTTTTAGATGCGGTTTTGGCTCAGTACGAGCAATCAACCCAAAGTAGTTCATCCTCTACTTCAAAAATGTCACAAGACGAAAGGATGAAGAAATATTTTGCGGCAATTCTCAGAGATAACGAGAAACAAGCACAAAAAAGAATCAGAATTTTACCAACAACTGACGGAACATCCCCATTCAAAGAGGTATGGTTTCACGAAGTACAAGTAGACGGTAAATGGCAAAAGTTTTATGATCCAGGAAAAAATGACAATGAGCGTTCACCACTCAATGATGTGTATGACGAACTAATGTCAACTGGTAGAGATTCTGACAAAGAATTGGCAAAACAATACAAAGCACGTAAGTTTTATATTGTAAAAGTAATTGATCGTGATAACGAACAAGACGGGGTTAAGTTTTGGAGGTTCAAGCACAACTACAAACAAGAAGGTATCTTGGACAAAATTATTCCAATTTGGAAAGCGAAAGGTGATATAACCGATCCTGATAAAGGTAGAGACCTCATCCTTGAACTTACAAAGGCAAAAACACCTAAAGGAGCTTTCTACACCGTAATCCAAACAGTTATGTATGATGATCCAACACCAATTCACGAAGATGAGGATACTATGGCAACTTGGGTTGGAGACGAGTTAACTTGGGAAGATGTTTACTCAAAGAAACCTGTAGAATATCTTGAAGCGATTGCTCGTGGAGAAACTCCAAAATGGGATTCTGAAAAAGGTGGTTACGTTTATGGTAATAACGAAATTTCTGAAGTATCAATTGGTGGTTCTAAAAAACAAGAAACCAAGGTTGAAGACCCTCAAGTAAATGAGGAGGTAGATGAAGAATTACCTTTCTAAAAAAGGTTCCAAAATTCGGAGGTAGTGATTTACAAAGTCACTACCTTTTTTTATCTTTATTTAAAATAAAATCATTATGGCAATTAAGAAAAAAGAAATATCATTAGATACTATAAAAGGTAAATTCTCAACAAAAACAAAATACAAACCCGAAAGTTATTATAATTGTGGTGAGGCGTTTTTGGAGTCTTGTGGATTACCTGGACCTGTTATGGGTGGTATTAATATGTTTTTGGGACACTCAAATACATCAAAAACAACTGCAATGATTCTTGCCGCGGCAGATGCACAAAAGAAAGGACACTTACCTGTTTTTATTATAACTGAAAAGAAATGGTCATGGAGTCACGCAATTGAATTAGGGTTGGAAGCGGAACTGAACGAACACGGTGAATATGATGGTATGTTCATATTTAATGATTCTTTTGATGTTATAGAACAAGCAACAGATTTTATTAACGATATATTAGACGCACAAGAAAAAGGTGACATCCCTTATAATTTATTATTCCTTTGGGATAGTATTGGGAGTATTCCTTGTCAAATGACATTTGATGGAAAAGGTGGTGGTATGCACAACGCAAAAGTTTTAGCGGATAAAATTGGAATGGGAATCCATTCAAGAATATCTAAATCTAAAAAAGAAGAATATCCGTATTACAACACTTTAGTTGTATTAAATCAACCTTGGGTTCTATTACCCGATAATCCATTTGGACAACCTGAAATCAAAGCTAAGGGAGGTGAGGCATTATGGTTAGCATCCTCATTAGTGTTTTTGTTTGGTAACCAAAAGAAGGCGGGTATTAGTCATATAGATGCGGTTAAAAATGGTAGGAAGATATCATTTGCGATTAGAACAAAAATATCAATCCTGAAGAATCACGTAAATGGGTTAGGTTATAAAGACGGTAAGATTATTGCGGTTCCACAAGGTTATATTGCAGACACTAAAGAATCATTGGACAAATACAAAAAAGAATATTCAGATTATTGGGTTGAAAAATTGGGAGATGCTAATTATACGTTAGATGAAACCAAAGAAGAAGACGAGTAACAAATTGTAGAATCAATTAAGAAAAATTTAAATGACTAACACATTAGTTGTTGATGGTAATAACTTATTAAAAATAGGGTTTCACGGAGTTAAAGATTTTTTTAACAAAAATGAACACGTCGGGGGTATTTGGCATTTTCTAAATACCTTACGAAAATTTCTTGAAGAAACAAACTACAATAAGGTTGTCGTATTTTGGGATGGTGATGGTAATTCATCACAAAGAAAACTTATATACCCAAAATATAAGATGAACAGGAAATCACCATCCGATGAAGAACAAGTATATTCATTTGTAAAACAAAAAAATAGAGTTAAACAATATCTTGAAGAGATGTTTGTTAGACAAATTGAAGTTGAAAATTCGGAAGCGGATGACTTGATAGCATATTATTGTCAAATATCGGGAGATGAAATAAAAACAATATTTTCAAGTGACAAAGATTTAACACAATTAATATCAGAAAAAGTTAACATTTATTCACCAAAACAAAAAAAGTATTATAAAAATGGTGATAAAATTAAACTAAAGGTATTTGAAATTCCGCATTTTAATATTAAAACATTTAAAATTTTGGCTGGTGATACATCAGATAATATTGATGGGATATCATTATTAGGTGAAAAAACATTAGTTAAATTGTTTCCTGAAATACTTGAAAATGAAATTTCTTTTACGGATATTTTAACAAGAAGTAAGGAACTTATAGAAGAAAAAAGTAGTGTAGTTCTTAAAAATATTATTGAAGGTAAAACAAAAGAAGGAATATTAGGGGAAACATTCTTTTTAATTAACGAAAAATTAGTAGATTTGGGAACACCAATGATAAGTGATGAAGGAAAGGAATATGTTAAACTATATTATTCGGAAAGTTTAGATCCTGATGGTAGAGGATATAGGAATCTAATTAAAATGATGATGGAAGACGGGTTCTTCAAGTTTCTACCAAAAGGAGACGATGCGTGGGTAAATTTTTTGAAACCATTTTTAAAATTAACAAGAAAAGAAAAGTCAAATTACAAAAACAAAAAGTAAAATTATGAAAGAGCAAGATTTCACAAAAGTTGAATTCCTTTTAAAGTGTAACGAAAACATTATCGTTCAAAGGTTCTTTAATGTTAGAGGGTTCAATCCAAAATCTAGAACATCAACAAATCTGTATGAATATATTACAGATCTTTGTAACAAAATCCAAAGGGATTTAAAAATGAGAACCATTGTCTATATGATGGATAATCAATATGAAATTCAGGAAAATCCTGACATTCTAAACACATCAAATACCGATGGTGATGAGAATTTTAATCTCATAATTAAGATTGGAGATATGACAATTTGTCATAGAGTGTTTGATGCAAAATTGTACCCACCAAAGGTAAGATATACTGTGGATCTACGCCCACAACTAAAAGGTATACTATCTGAATTAACTGACATTTTTTCAGGTAAAAAATTTAATTTTGAATACGCTGGATTTAAACTGGCTTGATAGTATTTATCTTTACAAGAGAGAAAAAAAGTATGGCGACGAATAAAAATTTTGACTATTTAGGTAACAATTTTCAGATTCAATTATTGAATCAAATTATCGTGGACAAAGATTTTTCTCAATCAATTATTGATGTAATTTCTCCGAGTTATTTTGAAAATAAGTATTTTAAAATTATTATTCAGATGGTTAAGGAGTACTATAAAAAGTATAACCACACTCCTTCCTTTGACACGTTAGAGCAAGTTACAAAATCGGAATTACAACAAGAAATGGCATCCAAGATTGTTTTGGATATGATTAAGAAAATCAAGGATGCACCTATTGATGGGGGGGAATTTGTCCAAGAAAAGGCTCTTAAGTTTTGTAAACAAGAAGAGGTTATTAAAGTAATGAATAAGGCCCAAAAAATCGTTGACGGTGGTGAGTTTGAAAACTATGACACCATTGAAGAAATGTTTAGAGAGGCACTCCAAGTAGGAGAGAAAGACACAAGTATGTTGAATGTCTTTAGTAACTTGGATCAGGTATTGGATGATGATTTCAGACATCCTATCCCGATGGGAATCCCTGGTATTGATAGACTCCTTAAAGGAGGTTTGGCAAAAGGAGAAATAGGTGTTGTTTTGGCACCAACAGGGGTTGGAAAATCAACCCTTTTAACAAAGATATCAAACCACGCATTCAACTTGGGATACAATGTTCTACAAATCTTTTTTGAAGACAACCCGAAGATAATCCAAAGGAAACATTTTACACTTTGGACAAAGATTCACCCTGACGAATTGTCAGACAAAAAAGAACTTGTTATGAATAAGGTTAATGAAATCAAAACAACAATGCCAAATGAATTAATCCTTAAAAAATTACCATCCGATACGGTAACTATGAACCAAATTAAAAACCAAATCAGAAAAATGATTGCTGATGGAACAAAAATTGATATGGTGTTGTTAGATTACATCGATTGTGTCGTTCCAGATAAAAATTTGGGTGATGAATGGAAAAGTGAGGGTTCGGTAATGAGAGGATTTGAAGCAATGTGTCACGAATTAAACCTTGTAGGATGGACAGCAACACAAGGAAATAGAAATTCAATATCTGCCGAAGTTGTAACAACCGATCAAATGGGGGGTTCAATCAAGAAAGCACAAGTGGGACACGTTATTATCTCTGTTGCTAAAACATTACAACAAAAAGAAATGAAATTAGCAACAATCGCCATCACAAAATCAAGAATAGGAGATGATGGTATCGTATTTGAAAATTGTAAGTTTGATAATGGTATGTTAGAAATTGATACCGAAAGCTCAATGACATTCTTGGGTGTTGAAGAACAAAAAGAAGAAAGACAACGTCAAAGAGTTAAAGAACTTATGGAAAGAAGAAAGCAAAAAGAACAAAATAATAATTAATTCTAAAATTTAATAAAAATGGATATTTCACAAAAAATATTGAGTGATATTACGGTGTATATGAAATACGCTAAATTTATTCCCGAACTAAATAGAAGGGAAACTTGGGAAGAGTTGGTGACAAGAAACAAAGAAATGCACCAAAAGAAATACCCTCAAATCAAAAATGAAATTGAGGAAGTTTATAAGATGGTATATGATAAGAAAATTTTACCATCAATGAGGTCCTTACAATTTGGAGGTAAACCAATTGAGATTTCACCAAACAGAGTCTACAATTGTGCTTATCTACCAATCGATCATACAGACGCGTTTTCTGAAACAATGTTCCTATTATTGGGAGGTACTGGTGTAGGATTTTCAGTTCAAAAACACCACGTAGATAAACTACCTGAAATCAAAAAACCAAACCCTAACAGAACAAGAAGATATCTCATCGGAGATTCAATTGAAGGTTGGGCAGATGCAATTAAAGTATTGATAGAATCATATATGGGTTCCAAATCGTCAACACCTGTATTTGATTTCTCTGATATTCGTCATAAAGGTGCTCTTCTTGTAACATCAGGTGGAAAGGCACCAGGTCCTCAACCACTTAAAGATTGTATTCATAACATCACAAAAGTGTTGGAAAACAAAGAAGATGGTGAAAAATTAACACCAATTGAAGCTCACGACATTACTTGTCATATCGCGGATGCGGTTCTTGCTGGTGGTATTCGTAGAGCAGCACTTATTTCATTGTTCTCGGCTGATGATGATGAAATGATTTCTTGTAAGTCAGGAAATTGGTGGGAACAAAATCCACAAAGAGGTAGAGCAAACAATTCAGCGGTTCTTCTTCGTCACAAAGTAACACAAGAATACTTTATGGATTTGTGGAAAAGAATTGAATTGTCAGGAGCAGGTGAACCAGGGATTTATCTATCTAATGATAAAGATTGGGGAACAAACCCTTGTTGTGAAATCGGACTAAGACCTTATCAGTTCTGTAATCTTTGTGAGGTAAACGCATCAGATATTGTGTCACAAGAAGATTTTGAAACAAGAGTTAAAGGTGCTGCGTTTATTGGAACATTACAGGCGGGGTACACCGACTTCCATTATCTTCGTGATGTTTGGAAAAGAACAACTGAAAAAGATGCGCTTATTGGTGTTGGTATGACAGGTATTGGTTCGGGTGTTGTTTTAGGTTATGATATGAAGGAGGCAGCACAGGCGGTTAAAGAAGAAAACGAAAGAGTTGCTAATTTAATCGGAATTAACAAAGCCGCAAGAACAACAACAGTTAAACCATCAGGAACATCATCACTTGTATTGGGAACTTCATCAGGAATTCACGCTTGGCATAATGATTATTATTTAAGAAGAATTCGTGTTGGAAAGAATGAAGCAATTTATACTTATCTTGCAATCAATCACCCCGAACTTGTTGAAGATGAGTTCTTCCGTCCACACGATACCGCGGTAATTACAATACCACAAAAATCACCAGAAGGTTCAATCCTTCGTCACGAATCAGTATTCCAAATGTTGGAACGTGTTAAAAAAGTTTCACAAGAATGGATTCGTCCTGGACACAGAGGTGGACAAAATACACACAACGTTTCAGCTACAGTGTCAATTAAGGAAGATGAGTGGGAGCTAGTTGGTGACTGGATGTGGAAAAATCGTAAATTTTACAACGGATTGTCCGTATTACCCTACAACGGTGGAACTTACACACAAGCCCCTTTTGAAGACTGTACTCAAGAAGATTTTGAAAAACTTCTCTCAACACTAAAAGACGTTGATTTGACAAAAGTTATTGAGTTACAAGATAACACCGACCTTCGTGGTGAAGTGGCTTGTGCTGGTGGAGCTTGTGAAATTGTGTAATTATGAAAGTTACTTGGGGAAATAATATAACATTAACTTATCAAGTACTATTAGCATTTTACAATTTAAGAAAACAAAACGGGTAGTATGATACGTTCAGCATCAAATGATTGGGTTCAACAACTATATGTTCAGGAGACAACAAAAAAGTCTCCTGAGCCTGATTTTTATAAGGATGAAAACGGTAATATTGTTATGAGTGAATCTTACCATATTAAAAGAGGAAGTTGTTGTGGAAATAGATGTAAAAATTGTCCTTACGAACCTCTCTATCAAAAAGGTAATAAAACCTTTAAAAAATCACTACGAAAGTAGTGATTTTTTTTATTTATATAAAATATACCAATATTATATTTATTAGATATGGCAAACGGAGTAACATATGGTATAAATTTTCCATTTCTTGATTCATACGTTGGAAAATATTTAGATTGTTCTGATAGTACCGAAGAGGAAATAAGGACTAATTTAGTTCATTTACTTTTAAGTCGTAAAGGTACTAGATATTTTTTGCCTGATTTTGGTAGTAGATTATATGAATATATTTTTGAACCATTAGACGGTCCAACTTTTAGTCAAATTGAAGATGAAATTAGACAATCTGTTGAAACTTATTTACCTGGAATTACAATTACAAACATAAAAATAACTGACGCTTCTATGGATGAAGAAAGTAGGGGAACATATATTAACGGTGAAGGAAAAAGAGAATTTACTGTTAATAATATTTCACAACTTGAACATACCGCAAGGATTAGAATAGATTATAGAAATACTAATTCCGCATTTGATGCCAGTGACTTCGTAATTATTAATGTATAATAGATATGGCTAATAAAAAAATTTCATACACCACAAGAGATTTTCAAGGGATTAGAACCGAGTTAATCAATTTTACCAGAACTTATTACCCCGAATTAGTTCAGAATTTTAACGATGCGGGGGTTTTCTCTGTATTTTTGGATTTAAATGCTGCTGTAACAGACAATCTACACTTTAATATTGATAGAAGCATTCAAGAAACGGTATTACAATATGCACAACAAAAATCATCAATATATAATATCGCCAGAACCTATGGTTTAAAAATACCGGGACAAAGACCTTCTGTTGCGTTAGTTGATTTTGCAATTACCGTACCTGCGTTTGGAGATAGGGAAGACTTAAGGTATTGTGGTATATTGAGGAGAGGTTCACAAGTTAATGGTGCAGGACAACCGTTTGAAACTGTTTATGATATTGATTTTGCATCTGCGGTTAATGCCGAAGGTTCCCCAAATAGATTAAAAATACCAAATTTTGATGGTAGTGGTAGATTGTTAAATTACACTATTGTTAAGAGAGAAGTTGTGGTTAATGGATTTACAAAGGTGTTTAAAAGAACTATAACACCAAACGATGTTAAACCATTTTTTGAATTATTTTTACCTGAAAAAAATGTATTAGGAATAACAAGTGTTCTTTTAAAAGACGGTACACAGTATAGTAATGTTCCACCACCACAAGAATTTTTAGGTATTGAAAATAGATGGTATGAAGTTCCTGCTTTAGCGGAAAACAGAGTCTTTATTGAAGATCCAACAAAGGTTTCGGATCAACCTGGTATTAAGGTAGGTAAGTACATTACAACGGATAGTAAATTCATAAGTGAATACACACCTGAAGGTTATTTAAAGATGACATTTGGTGGTGGTAATGTTTCTGCCGATGAGCAATTAAGAGATTTTGCAAGAGACGGTTATACGTTAGATTTAAGTAAATACATCAATAATTTAGCGTTAGGGTCGGCATTAAAATCAAACTCAACATTATTTGTTCAGTATAGAGTTGGAGGTGGGCAAGCAACAAATTTGGGTATTAATATTATTAATCAAATTGGAACCGTTTCATTTTTTGTTAATGGTCCTTCAGAATCAATAAACACAACCGTAGTTAATTCATTAGCATGTAATAACGTTACCGCAGCGATTGGAGGTGCAAACGCCCCAACAACAGAAGAAGTTAGACAATATGTATCATTTAATTTTGCGGCACAAAATAGAGCGGTTACGATAAATGATTATGAATCTATATTAAGAAATATGCCATCACAATTCGGTGCGCCTGGTAAAGTAGCAATTACTGAAGAAAATAATAAAATAAAAATCAAGATGTTATCATACGACTCAAATGGTAAGTTAACTGAAGTTGTATCAAATACTTTAAAAAATAATGTTGCTAATTACCTATCAAATTATAGGATGATAAATGATTATATTTCTATAGAGTCTGCTAATGTAATTGATTTAAGTGTTAATGTTGATGTTGTTTTAGATGCTAGTCAAAATCAAGGTTCTGTTGTTACAAAAATAATTGATATTATTACCAACTATTTTAGTCCATTACAAAGACAAATGGGTGAAAATGTTTATGTGTCAGAATTAAGAAGACAAATACAGAATGAAAACGGGGTGATTAGTATATCTGATATGTCATTTATTAATAATGTAGGAGGTCAATACTCTTCTTCCCAAACGTCACAAGCATATTCAGATCCGGTAACAAGAGAAATTGGTTTAATTGCGGATACCATATTTGCGGAACCAACACAAATATACCAAGTAAGATTACCAAATAAGGACATTAATGTGAGGGTTCTTAATTTGAAGACGGTCAATTTCTCTTGATGATTTATTTTTAGGATAAAAGAATTATTTTTTGAAAATAGGAAATAAACTATTTATCAAAAAAAGAATTTAATGCCAAAATCATATAGAATAAGAACCCAACCAGGGGTTGATAAGTCAATTAAAATACAATTAGATCAGGATTTTGAATACTTGGAGATTTTATCACTTAAAATACTCCAAAGTGACATTTACACCAGAGTTTGTTCTGATTATGGTGTTGTTGTTGGTAGAGTTTTAGTTAACGGAGGATTCGGAGTTCCAAACGCAAAAGTATCCATTTTTATTCCAATTAGTGATGAAGACGAAAATAATCCAATCATATCTGAACTATATCCATATAGTTCATTAGATGATTTAAATGAGGATGGGTATAGATATAATTTATTACCGTATACAAAATCATACCCAAGTCACGCCGCAACAGGGACGTTCCCAACGAGAGAAGATGTTTTAACATACGATCCGTTAATTGAAGTCTATGACAAATATTATAAATTTACCGTAAAAACAAATGAAAGTGGTGATTATATGATATTTGGTGTTCCTACAGGGACACAAACTGTGGTTATGGATGTTGACTTATCAGATATTGGGTGTTTTTCTTTATCACCACAAGATTTAATAAATTCTGGATTAGCAACAGAATCACAAGTTGATGGTAATAAGTTTAAATCATCAACAAATCTTAGAGAGTTACCACAAATTATTAGTCTAAATAAAATTGTTGAGGTACAACCATTATGGGGGGAGCCTGAAATTTGTTTATTAGGGATAACAAGAGTTGATTTTGATTTGACAGGTTCCGCAAATGTTAATATACAACCCACATCGGTTTTTATGGGATCAATATTCTCAACACCTGATGAAGATTCTGTTAAAAAAAGTTGCAAACCAAAGATAAACACAGGTAATATGTGTGATTTGATTGCTGGTCCTGGACAAATTTTAGCAATCAGACAAACAATAAATACTGATCAAAATGGTGACCCAATATTAGAACAATATAGGTTAGAGGAAGATGGTAAGTTAATTGATAGTGATGGTGTATGGTTAGTAAATGTCCCTATGAATTTGGATTATGTTACAACAAATGAATTTGGGGAACAAGTTTTATCTAACGATCCAACAATTGGGATACCAACAAAAGGTAGATATAGATTTAAGATAAAATGGCAAAACGAGCAAGGTTTACAAAATAACTTTATGAGGGGGAATTATTTGGTTCCAAATGTTAAAGAGTATGGGTGGAACGATAATTTACCTAATACCGACCCATTTAATCCTGACGCTTTTTCGCAAACATTTGATATACCAATAGCAACAGGTTTTACAACAGATAGTTTTATCCTAAACAAGGGAGGATTTATTTTAAATAGTTACACAAACACACAACAAGTTAGTATCTCAATTAATGGTATTCCTTATTATGGGGGAACTGAAAGTGTGCCATTACCCAATGTCGTAAATACAGTTACAATATCCGCCATTCCAATAGATAATACTCAACCTATGTTGTTCAATTTTACGTTTTTTGCTCAACCATATTTTGAGGTATTAAAATCGTATGCTTTTAGTTTAGATTGGGATGATTATGCAAACAAACAAGAAGCGATTAATTGTGAAGATACGTTTTACGAATTTAATTATAATAAAGTTTACACGATTAGTGGATTTATTGATAGGTTTAAATGTGGTAGTAATAGATCAAGACATTTAGGGATAAAAGAAATAACAGATAGGGCTTGCCAAAGCGAAAACAATAAATTACCAGTAAACGATCTACAAAGGAATTTTGATTTCATCTTCTTTTTATTTTCATTGTTATTAACAATTGTGTCACCAATGATAGTTGTGATAATAATTGTTAATCACGTACTTGCGTTGATATATCCAATCGTTGTTGAAGTTGTAAATTTCATTGCGGATTTGGTTAATGGTATTGTTTATAGTGCGTGTAAAGCGATTAACTCTTTAGGTGGTAATCTTGAGTGTAAAAAAGAAGTGATTGCACCTATGAGTGATGAAAATCCATTTAAGAGATTAGGATTACCTATGATGACTTATCCTGATTGTGAAGTGTGTTCTTGTCCTGATGAGAGTTTAAATACAGTAAATACTATTGCAATATCATTAAGTGCTGCGGCATTAAGTATTAACCAATCATTATTAAGTGATTTAAACACTATTGGTAATTATTCTCAGTGGACATTATCACCAAGTATTAATCCTTGTGGTGGAACTATTAGTGGCGCTGACCAAACACTTTGGGATCAAGGATCACAACAACTTTTCGCGGGTATTGCTAATCCTGCTAGAACATATTATAAAGTACCATTGTGGGAGGAATTAGGTCCAGGTGGGGCATCTGCGACATCAGGAACATTTTTTAAAAGATTTGGAGACGGTTTAACGTTGGCACAGTCAATGAATTTGGCGAACATTAGACCTAGATACTTTGATAATACCGCTAGAAACAGAATTACAGTAACACCAAACCCTTCTATTGTTGGTTCCACAACATTAGGTAATGGAGGTAATTCTTATCAGGATTTATCATTAATTGTTTTGGTTGATCCAGGTACCATAAGTCAGTTAGAAGGAAAAATTATTGCGTTTACTAACCCTTTAAGTACTAATGACCCGAATGTGTCAGGTGGTACTGTTAACCAATTTAGTGGAAATGCGATAACAGGAACAACACTTGGTAATGGAACATATACCGTACCATTAACCTATATGGATGGTAATGGTAATAACATTACATCAAACATAACGGTAGTAAGTAATGAAAGTGAAAAACAATATTTATATCGATCTGGTATTGAATACTTCCAAGTAGTAACAGGATATACGTGGAATCAACTTACATCGTCAACATCACCATATTTACCTTTAGCCACTACGGGACCGACTAGTGTTATTAGTGGTGGTGTTTTGTGGAAATATTTTTATGGTAATAAAATATCATACATAAGTAATACTCCTGGGTCACACACACCACCTTGGTATTGGTTTAATGATTATCAAAATCAAGAATTATTAATATTAACAAGAGGTGTTGACCCATATACTGAAAAACAAGAAATTAAATATGATTTATCGGAATTATTTGGTAGACCAACAAATACAATAACAGTAACCGGAAATTATCATCTTAACATACCAATACAACAAAATTCAGGTAACCCGACTTATTATCAAGACCAACAAACACCTGAAAGTCATAGTTTGGCAACATCAAATGGAAATATTAATCTATTTCACCAACCAATAGGATTCACTGTTGATGTTTCCGCTTTTAGTGCGTTTACAACGGATTCACCAAGGTATTATACCTCAACCGATAAATCAACATTTAATTATGTTCACGGAGCGTATGATACAATAACAATAGGTAATTGGGTTGATTCTAATTTATATATAAACAATGGTAACTCTACTAATCAAGTTTTTAGATGGAAGTCAACAGTGACATCAGGAATTTTAACTGAGTTTATTGGTAGAGTTGATGGTGGTTCATTTACTGTAACGAATTCGCCTCTATATACTTGTTATGATGGAGGTTCTGGTGCGTTAATTGGACAACCAGTATTCAATTTGGTACAACCACCATACGCTAGATGTTATGCTCCGGCATATAACCTAAATAACAACGGTTATACCCCGATATCAACAAACATTAATCCAAGTCAACGACTAATATTTAGATCTGATAGATTACCAACTTCAGATGTTTTAGATACTGTAGGATATAATTCATTCCCGCTACATCAAAATAATAATTTTTCATTCTATTCTATAGATGAAGAAGGACAAATTGTTAACTTTAGTGCTGCTATTGGCGGAGTTCAAGGGTTAAATGATATTGATGCTTTTGGTGATTTAGGTACAGGAAATACCGCAACAATAGTTAATAGTTTTAGTTGTGAAGGTATGGTTCCATTAAAGTGTTACCAAGGTGTTGGTAATGATTTTGAAGTTGCCGATCCTTGTACATTTAATCAGACTGGGGATAATAATCAGAATAAAAGAGTTAATGGAGGATGTTATTATTTTGTTGATGATAAATTAATAAAAACAATTAAAGATGATATTCAGTATTTGGCAGAATGGAGAACTAGATTTAGAATTATATTTGGTGCGTGTAGAGGAGTCTTCGGACATATGTTCCAAAACAATTGGTTAAACGGCTCGTTATATATGCCATCATTTAATAAACAAACAACATTTAATATTTTTGGTGTACCAAATTATAATTATTGTGATAAATTGGTTGTTTTTAATGATATAAGTAACAATTTTTATTATAGAAGTTCACCTTACGACGCAACATCTAATAAGTTTATTGGGGCACCACCACCGTCACCAGATAATTTTTTGACAAATTTGTTAGGTATATCCACATCTGACGATTCACAAAATGTTAGACAAATTATGTTCCCGACCACTATTTTAGATATGGGGAATAGAGATGAATTTATAAGTTTTATCTGTAATGATCCTGATTTTAGTGGTAAATATTTAGGTAATACATATAAGAGTACCTCATACCAAGACAGTTCAGATGTATTACAATTAGCAATTATATCAAGGATAATCAATTCAACATTCTTACAACAGGTTTTATCCGTAAATAATGCAAGTGTTGAACAATTCTTTTCAAGGACGGGAGATAGAATTGATGGGGATATTGCACAAGCGTTTTCAATAAACTCAGAGTATCAGGTAACACCATTTATTGGTGGTAATTATCCTGATGAATATGTTTGGATAAGTTCATACAATACTAATGGAGATCCTGTTTTTGGTATATTTTATAACACAACACAAGAAGAATATAGAAACAGAAGGGCATTATCTCCAGGTTTTAATATATATTCATTTGCCACAACAGTACCATTACAGAGTTATTACGGATACCCAAAAACACAGGATGTACCAATGTATAGATGGAAAATACAACAAACCAATAATATTTTTGGTAGTGAAAAAAATGATTGGGTGACTGGATCATTACCAAATGGCTTTTATGTGTCAGGTTATCAAGATTTAGATGCGGTAACAAGTCCTTATTTTAAAACTAACCAAATGTCCCAAACTTTTCCAAATATATATTATGGGTTCATAACCAACTTTAACCCAACACCACCAGAAGACACTATTGGTGATGTCCCTCCTGTGACTTTACTATCGGCATTTAACAATACTCCAGGATTTGCATCATTTATTGTTGGTGCTCCGTATCATTTCTATTTTGGATTAAAGAATGGAAAAACAGCAATAAATAGATTTATAAAAATATATATAGATACCGAATTAGACTAATGGGAATTGATGATGAAACAAGAATAGTATTAGGTTCGTTGAGATATAAAACATCTCCGAATACTTTGTTGTCTTCTAAAATTACATTAGAACAGACACAAAGAGAAAACGTTGAATTTGATCGTAGTGTTAATTTAAGTTTACAACAAGTTTTTATTGATGAGAGAGAAAAATCAAACATTTTTAGACCTGTTTGTAAATATAGTTTTATATTTAAAAATCAATATGTTGGTTCAGTTTCATATAGACCATTTAGAAATAATTTATTTTATGCCAATGCTATTAATAACGCCATAAGTGCAACAACAAATCCTTCATTGCCGTGGGATGGTTATCCGCAATATTTTGAATTTGATTTTATTAGAACTGATAATAATACCGCAGGATATACTATACCACCAAATAATCACATAACGTTTGTTAACAAGAATAGTACAAAATATAATTGGACTCATTATATGAGTTATGCGTATGATAATGTCTTTAATAAACAATTACAGGCTATAGATCAAGAAACATCTGCTTCTTGGGTTTGGACGGCATCTGATGGGATACCATTTATTATTAGTGTTGGAAACAATAACAACTCAAGGGATATATCCTTTAGATGTGTTTCCCCACACGGGTTAAATGTTGGGGAATATGTTCAGTTGTCTTTTGATTATTTTGGTGAAACATTTTTTCCGGTTACTAGTTTAGGTAGTGAAGGGTATGGTAGTGAAGAATATATTTTTAACATTGATAATATTGGATATACAGGTACCACCTTTAATCAAGGAGTTACGGGAACATTTAAAAGAGTTATTGATATTACAAATTCGGGTGAAACTACGTCAACATACTATGTTAGACGACATAGAATATTAACAAACGTATCAGATTATATTTTAACTAAAGCTGGATTTGAACAAAATATTTTTAACAGTGATAGTAAAACAGAACCTGCGGTTTTAACACCCAACAACTTATCAAGAACATCAATAAAAGAAGGAAGTCAGGCGTATACCCTATCGTTTAATGAAGATATAGATATTAATGTTTTAATAGATAATCAAAAAAGACCGGTTTCAGAATTGTTTTTCACCACAATTTGGAAAGGTTATTTTGGTTGGACAAACCCACTAAAAGAGGGTTATGAATTTAATCTTCCGTTGTATAATAATAATCCATCACCTTGGTGGGACATTAACAATAGTTTATCAAATAGTACAATACCAACAGAATTTTATTTTAGTCAAACTACACCTCCTGCAGGACCCTTCGTTTACCAAAGAGACTTACAAGTTGGGGATGTTGTTGATGGAGATTTTTGTGAGTTTAATTCATATGAACAACTTGAAAGGGTTATTTCAGTAAAACACCATAAAATAACGTTTAATCCTGCTTGGTTTGCGTTAACAGGAACAACAATAAACCCAACTAATCAATTAGGGTATTATTATAAACCACATAACCCAATCAGGATTAGAGTATTTTCTGATTACATTGAAGAGGGGGACGCACAACAAATTGTGGGAATACCGAATTATGCGTTCTATTCAAACCTATCAAATAGTTTTAGATGGAGAGATCTTTATCCTTATGGGTACATTGATGGAGATAATCTTGGTGTTGATTTCCCATTTATAAACGGAAAACATTACCCGTTTACAAATATTGTATTTAGGTTAATACCTGAAGGTAGTCAAACAGGAAATGAATTCATAAACGACATTGCAGAACCAACAATAGATGACTGTGAATAAATATAAAATAGTAAGATCAACACTTGACAAACAAATTGATATTCCAATAGAAATGAAGTGGGATTTCAGTGGTAGGGATGATAGTGTTGATGAATACGAAAAAACAATTTTAGAGGAGATAATTGGTGCGGCGAATGATTTTGAGGTTAGTAGATTTTCGCACGATACCTATATACGAATGGGTAATGAAAAAACGTCAATTAATTATAATTTCTTTTTTTATAGTGGTAATCCTGCTAATGTACCAACTGCAAATATAAGTAATTATGTTAGTGATTATGAGGCGGTTGGGTTTACGGGACAAGAGTTGTATTATTTTAGTAAACCATTTACAAAGTCATTTTTTAAATTGGATTTCTACGATACGCCAGAGCCAACAAGTCAAAAAAATTATTTCACAATAATACTACCTGTACAACAAGGATTTACCGAGAGTACGTCAATTTCACTTTCATTAGGTAATGTAGATGTGAAAACACCAAGAATGAGGTTAGACTATATCGGAGATAAAGAAGGATTTTTCATCTACTGGTTAAGAAAACAAAATTATATTGACATTAATCAATTTTATATGTCGGCTAAATTTTTTAATGGTAGAACTGGAACATATATTACAATGGTTAACACACCACAGTTTCAAATACCAAGTCCATACACCTTCAATGGTGATGATTATTTTTATTATAGAGTTAGATTAGATTATACAAATAAGACATATAGAGTGTTTAGACCGACAAATAATTTTATACGAGTAGGTAGAGAACAACAACCAATAACTTGGTATGAATACGTAAATCCTATTTAATATGATTGAACAAAAATACTATTTTAAAATATCGCCAGAAAATATTAAGTCAGACTTAATAACCGTTAATTATGTTGAGGGTATTGACATAACTTATGATGTTGACCCTTGTTGCCCAATCACTGCGATTACTGAAAATACTGTATCAGGAACCACGGGAGTTTATACAGGTATGACATATGTCTTATCAGGAGCATCTGGAGGAACATCAATAATGACTGGATTAACAATCCCGTTGCTATTTACCCAAACTGCGGTTGATTATGGTTATTATTCTGTTTTTGATGGTGCCATTCTACAAAAGGATGTAGTGACTAATTTCATTTTTACGTCAACAACAGGGAGCCCATACACCTACACTGTTTATAATACTTCTGACACTGAACTAAAAAAGTTTTTAAGTGTGACAACATTTAAAATTAATTGGGGTGATGGATCCACAATTCAAACGATTACGGGAACATCACCACTTGTACATAATTATCCTTTAGGGAATAATCAATATACGATTACTATTACCGCAACATCCCCTTGGGGTATATCTCAAGTAAGTAAAACGGTAACGGTACCTTTTGTATTTGTCCCAAATTTAGATCCGTATGGTGTTGCAACATTCACATCTTTTAATGGGAATTGGAGTGCAACACCTATAAATTATGAATATATCTTTAGTGGTGATTCAGATACGGATATTGATGACTTTTTTAGTTATAATTACACTCAAACACCTTTTATTATCACAGGTTATACTCAGTCGTCAGTTAACGACTTAGCACAATTTGGACCAAAACTATTGTTAGCCGAAGGAAAGTTCAAAGTCGGAGTACAAGTTACTGGTACTTCAAATAGTGTGGGGACTTATTGGGGTCCCGATTCTGGTAATACATACGTTTCCTATACAATTAATGGAATTGATTATTATGATTATCCTGATGGAACAACATTATATGTAATACAATCTTCAGGATTTACACAAGATGATTTAATATTATCTGCTATTACAAAAAATGAAGGATTGATAAATGTTATTGATCAACCTGAAGTACAGTCGGATGTGTTCATTGAAAGAGGTAAAATGTCTGCATTAGAATATATAGAAAGATTGGGTGAAGTAGATAATGTTGGTGACTTGGTTAAGTATGGGTACGGTTTTTTTAATGTTGAAAAACAATGATTTTAAGTATTTATATTTAAACCTATAAACAAAATTTAAAAATTAATAATAGTGGCAACAGGTAGTTACGGAACAATTAGACCAGCCGATGTAAGTCCCGACGATGTGGATATAATATTAAATTATACCCCAAGTAGGGATGATACTGACAATTTCGTTTTAACTAAATTGGATGCTAAAACTATTTTACGTCCATATTTTAATAACAATGAAACAGGTGGTAATGCGGATATTGAAATATTAGGTGGTTTATACAACCTAAAATTACCTGCAGAACAATTTAATAGATTGGGGATTTATACATTATATATAAGACCCGCAGAAATAAGAACACGAATTACGGACTGTGGTATACTTTCGGCATTACCTAACGTTAAAGGTATTGTTATTGACGTTAACAATGTTCCGACACAGTTTAGAAATAAATTTGTAAATCAGGGACTCATTGGTTTTAGAGTAGAATATTTGAATTCAGACGGAACAAAAATACCTAATTTCTTTAGAATGATTACCTCATCTTTTTATTGTGAGCCGGTTATTCAAAATCTAACAAATACTTCACAAAAATCTATTAGATATAGATACACTGAAGGAGTTACAAATTTAGTGTTTTGTACCCTATCACCGTCATCGTCACCAACCAACAAACCAAACGCAACACCGTTTATTGGACAACCAAACCAAGATATTATTGTGTCAAACACATTTTTTAATCCAATAACTACTGAAATTGAAATAGTTGAACACGATATATCAACATTAGCAATTGCTCTTTATGGAAATCAAACTAAATCCATTGATGATGGTATTTACACGATTTACGATAGTAACAATAACATATACAAACAATACAACTTATATGAAGTAAGAGATCAATTTAATGAACTTTTATATGAAGTTAGACAAGATAGAGGTAATAATATTGATTTTACTAAAAACTTTACAAACATAACAGGATAATGGCGGTTACAAAATATACTTGTCCTCCACAAGCCAGCGGAGAAGGTACTTTTTCTGATAATTTAGTTGGTTTTCAGTTAGTTGCTGGTGGTGGTCTTACACAAGCTAATTTTGAGTTTACCACAAATGTCACAGAAAAGGTAAATAGAACGTTTACCATAGGTTCTTTTTCTGATCCAATATCTTTAAGTACATTAAATATTGATAGTATTGAACAATCTAAGTTATTGGTTGCCAAAAACTTTCAGGTATATCCTAATTTTGATTTAAGTGAAATAACTAATTTTACAACTTATGGTTCGTTATCTAAAAGAATATCAACATCGGTTACAAAAATAATTAATTATTTTCCTGCCGCTTTAGAAATCTATAAAAATACATTACAGTATGCACCAACAAAAACTGCGATTAACATACAATATAATAGTATTGAGAATGAAACATATTTTGAAATACCTCTTGTTGCAATAAGAAACCCACTTGAGATTGATTATACAACAAGTGCTGCTAGGAATATTAGAGTTAGAGAATTTCCCGTTTCACCATTAAGAGATATTACCGCGGAGTACCCAAAGTATGGTGTTTTTGTTAATGAAAACGTTTATCAAATCAATACATTAATACCTGTTACAGATACAGATACGACATTAAAATTATATGTTGAAGGTAATCTATTTAGTGGGCAATCATATAGTTCTGATACAATCATAATAAGACCTACGGATTATTATGTTAATAAAGTTTTTAATGAAGATTTTGATGAAGTTGAAAATTTTCTTTTAAATAGAAACATAACACCAAAGTATACTGCATACTTTAATACTCCGATTGAAAATGAGAATGGGGGTTATACACTTACCGTTAAAACTGCTAGATTTCCAATTAATGGTACTTGGAATTTAGCTATTGTTGGTAGTGAGTTTGAACAATATTTATTAAAATTAAACCAGATATCTGAAGATTTAGATGAATATAGGACTAATTTGTTATCAAGATTTTTAACTGCGGGTGCATTAAAAGAGTTTGACACTCAAGACCAAAAGATAGAAAAAATATTACAAATTTATGGTAGAAGTTTTGATGAAACAAAGAAATTTATAGGTGCCTTAGCATATATGAATTCAGTTCACTATACTGTAAAAAACGATATACCATCACAATTACTAAAAAATTTAGCACAAACATTAGGATGGAAAGACAATATATCCCCTATATCTAATGAAGAACTTTTAAGTTCGGTTTTTAGTAGTGGTGAAAACACATTTACTGGTTTGTCAAAAGGACAAACGCCTGAAGAATTAAATTATCAGTATTATAGAAATTTAATATTAAATTCGGCATATCTTTTTAAATCAAAAGGAACTAGAAAATCTATTGAATTGTTATTAAGATTAATTGGGGCGCCAGAGGCATTAACCGATTTTAATGAGTATGTATATATTGCTGATCAAAAAATTAATTTATCTCAATTTGAACAACAATACTCATTACTAACAGGAGGTACTTATAGTCAATTTACACCAATTTTAGATACGACAGATATATTCTCAATTATGGGAGTACAGTATACTGGATTTACAACAAGTGTTACAGTACAAGATGTTAGTGTTAGTAGATCCGATTATCCCATTGATAGTTTTGGATTTCCAAGCATGCCAACAGACTCAGGTAGTTACTATTTCCAAATAGGTGGAGGGTGGATTGAATCCACCCCACAACATAGAATGCCTGCGGAGGTAAATAACGATTTGAATACTTTTACAGGACAAAACCCAAATTATCAAACAACACTTTTACCGTTTAACTATGGTGAAGAGTATCTCCAAAAGTACAGACAATTCCCATATATGGGTATAGGGTTCAAGTTAAGAAAAACTATGGACAATAAAAAAAGTTGGGTAGATAGTCAAAGTGTATTAAGACAAAATTCAGATGCGGGGTTTAATGCCTATTATACGGTGGGTGATGATAAATTGGTTCTTAATGTAAAAAACGTTGATATTTTTATGAATCCTGCGCAAGGATTGTTATATGATGTTTGGTATATGTCAAGACAGTATAATTTCCCAATACCAGAGCAAGGATTAAATTACGTTGAACCAACATATTGTAATCCAAATCCAAATCCACCTTACCCATCAAGGGGGGGTATTGATTGGACGGAAATAATACCAAAACCGAAACAAAAAACTTTTTTTGAATTTGCACAAACTTTTTGGCATAATATGATAAATGTCAGGAACAGACAATTTATTACCGATGGTAAAACAGGTGGATACCCAACATTACAATCAATTTATTGGAAATATTTAGAATCTCAAGAACTTGCCGGAATACAAAACGACAACTTCAAATACCAAACTATGATAGATTATATCAATGGTATTGGAGATTATTGGATTAGACTTGTTGAACAAATGGTTCCAGCAACTACCATATGGAATGCAGGAACAAAGTATGAAAATTCAATATTCCACAGACAAAAGTTTGTGTGGAGAAGACAAATGGGTTGTCAGTTAGTACTTGTACCTTGTAACCCTTGTTTATTAGTTGGACAATTATTTGCTTATGATTGTCCAATACAAACAACAAATTGTCCTGTATATCCTTGGCAATCAAATCCTGTTGTTGAATCTTTTGCGTCTCTTTTTGGGTTTACACTTAATTCATTCTTAGAAACAAATGGTTTAGGGTTTAATGATTGTAATTTAAATAGTTTACAAACTACTTGGTACGTGAATGTAAATTTTAATGGTACCGACATTATAAGTTATCCATTCTTCAACGGAGTTGGGTACAATAACGTATTATCAATACCTACAGAAACACAATGGGTTAGCGCGATTACATCCAGTTTCGTTGATTTACAAGATTACGGATTGAGTTATATTTTAAATGAAAACGATACTTTAACAATATATAATAATAACTGTATTCCTTTAGGTGTTGAGCAAACATTTGAACTGAATGTGGGGATAAACTTTAATCTTTTATGTAATTAATGAGTTGCGGAACGCCATTTATATATAATTACTTTTTGAGTGGTGATTGTAGTAATACAAACTCCGGGGTTATATCATTTGATATAACTGGTAGTACATCACCACCATTTTCGGTGACTGAAATATCTTCATCAGGATTACTACCAACTTCTGCGACAACAACTTCTTATTATTTTAGTGGTTTAAGTGGTGGGTCATATAGTTTAGAAATACAAGATTCGTGTTTAACCGCATCAACAATACTTGTTAATTTTAACATATCTACTGGTAGTTGTTTAAGTATTACATCAACAACAAGTACAACTTGTGGGTTTGATAATGGTTCGCTCACCGCAACATTTTCCGTTGATTATGGTAATGGTGAGGTTTTTCTTTATGAGACAACTAACGGATATATAACAAGCGGTAATACCCTATTTGGTAGTTATGATTTCCAATCCCTTTCTGCGGGAACTTATTATGTTGTTGGTAATGATGGTGGGGGATGTACAGGTAAAAGTGAAACCTGTATTGTTAAATCATCAACAACATTAGATTATGGTGTTTATGTAATCAAAGACGGCAGTTGTGTTACGTCTGAAGGTTTAGGTAAGATATTTGTTACGGGACAAACTGGAACACCACCATATACGTATAGTTGGAGTTCAAATGCAAATGGACAAACTGGTTCTACTGTTACAGGACTTACAGACGGAGCATATACTGTTACAGTAACTGACAGTAACGGGTGTGCTAAAACGATAAGTAATATTATTGTTCAGGATGTACCACCTGTGGGAATTGTCGGATTTACAACTGTTTCACCTGCTTGTTTTACAAACAACGGTGTGGTTGATGTACAAATAACAGGAGGAACCGCACCATTTTATTTCTCTGGATCAAATGGAACGGTTGGAATAACTTTTGATAGTTCTTATACTTTTAGTGGGTTGTCATCAGGGATATTTTATGTAAATGTAACCGATGCGGGTCTTTGTGTTGCAACATCAAATATTAGTTTAATCACACCAAATGGGTTTGGAATTGCATCAATTACCACTCAAAACTCAAATTGTAACAACAATGACGGGCAAATTTTTATTGAGTTAGATGGAGGGTCAAATTCTGGTACCTATGTTTATAGTTTAGTTAATTCATCGGGAGTTACTGTAGATACGGTTACACAAGGAACTAGTTATACATCACCAGCGCTTACATCGGGAGACTATACCATTTTTATAACTAATGGAACTTGTACGTTCACAGGGACAACAACATTATCAAACACTAATTTGTTTACTATAACAACAAATGTTACAGGTACCACTTGTGGGTTAAACAATGGTATTGTACAAATACTAGCGTCTTCAGGAGGAACTTTACCATATACATACCAAGTTGAGGGATACGCACCGGGGTTTATTACCACATATAATAATTTACCATCTGGATTTTACAATATTACTGTTACTGATGCAGGAGGATGTAGTCAAACAGATACTGTCTTTGTTAATGGTTCTGCTGGTGTTTATTTTGATTTTTTTGTTAACCAACCGACACTTGGTAGTGATGGTGAAATAACTACAATGATAAGTAGTGGTGTGCCACCATTCACATACAATTGGAGTCCAAACGTGAATGGGCAAACAGGAACAACTGTTACAGGTTTAACTGCGGGAACATACACATTAGAGGTTATTGATGCGAGTGGTTGTACTTTTACAAAACAAACAACATTAGTTGGGACAACATATTATAGTAGTTTTGAAACTTATAACGTATGTTCATCCAACTTTGTAAATAGTGGGATTTCAGGAAGAAGAGGTGTCTTACAAATGTTTAATGAGGGATATTTTGACTTAACGAGTGGAGACACAGGTTGTATTTTAAATTCTGCAACATTCACTGTAGACATTACAATTGACGGTGTTAATCAACAAAACGTATTTTACACATCCACCGGTTTAAATGATTACCCAACAGACAATGAATGGACTATTGCGATTAAAAATTTATTGTATTCATTTAGTGGTATCACTAGTGTTATAACAAATATAGAAACTAATGAAATAACAATTAAAAGTGGATGTATAACTGGTGGGACAGATTGTCAAATTAACGTGGAAACACAATTAGACGATTCTAATGTTATAATAAATCTAATCATAAATTATGACATTTCTTGTGTTTTCTGTGGAGGGGATACAAAAGTTTTCCAAGATGACGTAGAGTTTGTATTTATGGATGATATAAATTATGTATTTCAATAATGACACAATTAGTAATAAGTAATGTAACAGGAATAACCACACCATATCAAATTTACATATGTAATGTATATGGTAATTCTTGTGTGTTAGTGTCTACGGTAAATACCAATATTCCACCACAAGTGATTATAACTTTACCCACGCCTTTTGATACTGCACCTTCAATAGGGGTTAAAATTATTAACCCACTTTGTGAAAAATTTGTAATATTAAATTGTGTTGAAATACCACCTAAAGGAAAACAATTTCAAGATGGTGATTTCTTCTTCTTTATGGATTATGACATTTATCAGTTCCAATAATGAATTAAAGTGTATTTATATATAAAAAAGAATAATGGCATTTTTAACTGATCAACCATCTGCAACAGGAGTTAATTTAACGGATTATTTTCACGTAGTTGATCCTTTTGATGTTTCACAAGGAAACCCCGCAGGATCATCATATAAGGCGACATTCCAACAAATAATCGGATCGTTAACAGGAGGAACTTCCGTGATGGTTTTAAGTTCGGGTATTGGTTCCGTTGAAAGATGTGGAAATGATAATGAGGCTTCTGGTGATTATTCTTCAGTAGGGGGAGGTATATGTAACACATCATCGGCGTTATATTCTTCAGTTGTTGGTGGGGGTTATAATACATCATTATGTAAAGCGTCAACAATATCGGGAGGGTACTTTAATACATCATCAGGAGATTACTCTTCAGTTGGTGGTGGAACTTATAATACGAGTTTATGTTTGGGATCAACGATTAGTGGGGGTAGATATAATGTAAACTTAAATGCGGACGCCACCGTAAGTGGTGGATATCAAAATACCGCAAGTGGGTTATCTTTTGTTGGGGGTGGTATTGGAAATAAGATATTATCCGCACATTCAGCAATAGTAGGAGGAGAGATAAATCAAATAACAAATAATCACTCCGTAATAGGCGGTGGATGTGATAACGAAATAACCTCACAATATAGCTCAATCGTTGGAGGATCAGGAAACACAATTAGTGGGTGTTATTCATTCATCGGTGGAGGGATATGTAATACTAATTCAGGATTTTACTCATTTATTGGTTCTGGATGTGATAACACATCAAACGGAGCATACTCTATAATTGTTGGAGGATTATCTAATACTAGTGTAAACAACCACTCAAACATAATAGGAGGCACATTTAATACTGCAATAGGTGTTAGTAATATAATTGGTAATGGGGATTTTAATACAACAACAACAGATTATAGTGTTATTGTTGGTGGTTGTTGTAACACATCGGGCGGAGGATGTGGATCGTATATTGTTGGTGGTAAATTAAATGTAAATTTGGCTGATCAGTCATCAATTGGTGGTGGTAGTTGTAATACCTCAACAAGCACCGATGGTTATATAGGTGCGGGTAATTCTAATGTAATCTCCGGTACACAATCAATAATTGTCGGCGGATTTGGTAATACTTCATTAGGTTTACAAGCAACTATCGTTGGTGGAAGGTGTAATTTTGAAAACGGAACAATTGTTGGGTGTAACACAATTGGTGGGGGAAATTCTAATTCACTACTAGGTACGACAAAAGGAGGACAAACTATTGGAGGTGGAACAAATAACACTAGTTCAGGAAGTTCATCAATAATTGGTGGTGGAACATATAATACAATATTAAATGATTTTTCGTCTATATTGGGAGGAACTGGTAATACTGTTAGTGGTGTTTATTCTGCTATTGGAGGTGGGTTTGATAACATATCTTTGGGTAGATATGGGACAATTAATGGTGGCGCTAATAATTTTGAAAATGGTACTATTGTTGGTTTTAACACTATAGGTGGTGGATCGTCAAATTCCATATTAGGTACTAACAGATTTGGACAAACAATTGGTGGAGGTGTCTCTAACACATCAAGTTTAAATGGTTCAACCGTAAGTGGAGGTATTAATAACACATCAAGCGGTAGATATTCATTTGTTGGTGGAGGATTTTTAAACAGATCAATCGGTAATAATTCAACCGTAAGTGGTGGTTATTGTAACGAATCAAGTAGTTTCTCTTCAACCGTAGGAGGTGGTCTTGAAAATACATCAAGCGGTTTAATATCAACCGTAAGTGGTGGTTATTGTAACGCATCAAGTTGTAATCACTCAACCGTAGGTGGTGGATCACTTAACACAGCAAGTGGGTGCTATTCAACCGTAAGTGGTGGTAGAAGTAATACCGCATCAAATCTTTATTCGTTTGTTGGTGGAGGACTACAAAATAAAAATAATGGTATCGGAGCTTTAATTGGTAGTGGTTATAACAATACTGCTTGTGGTGATTATTCATCAATTGTTGGAGGAAGTGGTAATACTGTTGTTGGGTGTTCTAGTATTGTTGGTGGTGGTGAATGTAATACAATTACATCACAAAATTCATTTTTAGGTGGAGGATGTAGAAACAGTACATCATCAAATTTTTCTGTTATTTCGGGCGGACTTTTAAACACAACAACATCGGCATATTCAATTGCTGTCGGGGGTTTTAATAATAAAGTCATAGGAAATAGTTCATCTATTCTTGGGGGACAGTCCAATACAAGTGAAGGACAAAGAAATATTGTAGGAGGAGGTGCATTTAACTTAACTCGTTGTAGTTACGCATCAATATTAGGTGGTGAATTTAATACTGTTGTACAACAATACTCAAGTGTTGTTGGCGGTTCAGGTAACACAACAGATAGAGCGTATACATTTATTGGTGGTGGTTCATCAAATACCGCTTCGGCAACATTAAGAGGTTATTCTGTGGTTGTCGGTGGTAGAGAAAATACAACTTTATGTGATTATTCTCATATTGGTGGTGGTTATAATAATACCACATCGGCTTGTTGGGGAACCATTTTGAATGGTTCAGGAAATACAATAACACACGATTTTTCATCTGCGGTTGGAGCTGGTGTTTTTTCTGTATCTGCCGCCACATTCCATACAAATTATTTGGCATTACAAGATATACCTGAAACAGATACCACAAATGACAACTTTTTGGTTAGAGACACATCAACGGGTGTTGTAAAAACAAGAAATATTTCACAACCACTCAATTATGCTACTTCGGCAATTACAAGTTCACAAACATTAACTTGGGATTATTCATATTGGGGGGTTAGTGGTTCATCAAACGTTGATTTAACATTACCATCAACAACATCAAGAGATGGTTATTATCTAATCATTAAAGATGAGGCAGGAACTTCAGGAAGTTACAGAATAAGATTAACGCCCACATCAGGATTGATAGACGGGAATTCATACGTTGATATGAATATAAACTATATGTCTCTTACCGTTATGGTAAGAAACGGAAATTGGTATATTATATAAGATGTCATTTATTTTTAATAATTCAGTAAAATATGCAGACGGTCCAAATATGGACGCATTTGGAAGATTAAGAACCGCTGCTGTCACAAATCTTTTGGATATAAAACACGTTTACGATAAAAATCCATTACAAATTAGTGAAGTAACTGCAGGTACTGCAACATCAATATTCAATCAACAGTATGCGAGAGTTAGAATGTCAACATCAGCAAATAACGATTTAGTTATTAGACAAACAAAAACACACCCAATTTATCAACCAGGTAAAAGTCAACTATTTGAAGGTAGTTTTTCAAACTTCCAAATAGAAACAAATATAATTAAACGAATTGGATGTTTCACATCAACAACGGCATCCACGTACAATTCGGTATTTGATGGGTTCTTTTTAGAAAGTAATGGTGTAACAAGTGCAATAACATTTAATATATATTTAAGTGGTTCTTGCACTTATAGTGCCGATACAACAACTTGGAATAATACAGACTTTGATGTAAACAATTTTGATTGGAGTAACACAAATCTAATGACAGTAGATTATCAATGGTTAGGTGTTGGTAGGATGAGGTTTGGAATGGTATTATCTGGTCAAACATTTTATTTTTTAGACTATACTGCAGCAAACAATATACCTACCGTTTATATGTCATCACCAAATCAACCAATTAGGTATGAAATAAGACAAGTAGGTGTTGGTTCAGGATACTTTGATATGTTATGTAGTCAAGTATCAACCGAAGGAGCATTAAATGGACTTTATTCAACCGTTGGTGTTCAAAACTCAACAACCGCAAATTTAGGAACTTCAGGTACAAAATATCCGTATATTGGCTATAGACTTAAACAGACTTATAAATCAGTGACATCACAATATAGTAGTTTATCC